TCAGTCGGTAGAGCATCGGACTTTTAATCCGTTGGTCGCTGGTTCGATTCCAGCACGGCCCACCAGCTTATCCGGTTGTTTAAACTCCTCTTTATTTCCGATGCTTGCATAAGACACGTTAGAAGAACTAACGCCTGCACCTGCTATCAGCGTTGCCGCTGTTGCGGTCAGTCGTTCTAGCATTGATTTCCACATTGCTCGTTCTGTTTGTGATGCTGCTCGTTCTGCGTGGATTTTTGCTATCCATGCTGGACCATCTAATTTTGCCATTGCACATAACTGTGCAATTCGTTCGTCTGATAGTGGTCCACGTTCATTACGTGCTTGCCATAGCACTTGTCTCGTAACTCCTATCTTATCTGCTAGTGCTTTGTCTGATGGTATGCAGCATTTTTCTCGTGCTTTGTCTATTAATTCATTAATAGCATTCATGTGAAGTTTTCTATTGACAGCGTGTAGTAATTACTATACATTCCTTTTTGTGTAGTTTTTACTTCACGATCCTCTAAGGGGAACTCACCTCCCCCTTCATCCTATTCTGGATGGGGAGGTGTTCTAAGACAGGATAGGGCACGGTAGGAGTGTTGAGATGTTGGAATTTGTTGCGCGTAAACCAGCTGAGGGGATGTCTTTTAAGTCTTTGAGTGATCAAAACGAAGTATCTGCGGCTTCTAAGGTTTTTGTTACTGATCAGGAGGGCGCTTCTGATGCGTCTTCGGGTATTGGGTTTTTAATCGCTGGCATTGAAAAGGTACCAGGTGATTTGATTGTAGCTCAAAGGAATTTTGACACTTTAGGTTTTCGGGAATGTGATATAGGGATGTTTAATAGAAGGCGTGATATTACTGTTTGTATTCTGGATGCTTGTGGCAATTTAGAGTTTCTTCTTAAGAATATAAGAGAATATAAGTAGTCTTTTTATTTAAGGTGCTGCCACATGTCTGATCTAACTTTTTTAGATGCTTATCCTTCTTTTACTTCTCAGTATCTTATTTGTTTAAATTTGTTTGTTTCTGATCTTCAGAGTTATGTTGATTCTATTGATGAATCTTTATCGAAGATTTTTACTGATGCTTCTGATGCTTCCGATGAAATTACATTGCAGGCAGTTGAATCTATATCTCAGTCTTTAGGTGAGATTGTTTCTGAACTTTGTTACTTGAGAAAACGTTTGCTTCATCTATCTTCTGTGCAATCAGGATGATATATGCGTATCACCGATACTGAACGAGGTGCACGTATGGCATTAAATATTGCTGAGATGTACGTTCGTCAATTGGACCTCTGGCCAGATAGTTTGCCTCAGCAGTTTGATTTTTGGTTGTCCGTTCGTGCTGCGGCATTAGATCAATTAGATGAGTGTTATTTATTAAGGCAATCATTAGTATGATTGATTTATGGAATTGCGAGAAGCTGAGTTTTAAATGTCTCTTTTTGGTTAGGGGGGGTATTGTTGTAGCTCTTTCTATTCTTGGTGGGGCCTTGTCATACTTTTTCATTTATCTAATTGTTCGGTGCTTGTCTTCTGCCTTGTGTTGCTGAGTCTCCCTGGGTGCGTTATGAGGTGCGTTTATATGCCAAGCATGCTGTGATTTCTTTGTTGTAGCTCTTTCTATTCTTGGTGGGGCCTTGGCATGCTTTTTCATCTGTCTAATTGTTTGGTTCTTGTTTTCTCCCTTTGGATGGGTATTAATTCCCATATCGTTCGCTTTTTTTTCTCTATTCCGTTATTCAAAGCATTCATAATCAAATATAGTTTTCTTGGGTGAATTTTTGATGATGCGTTTTATTCAGAGTGTGTATTCAAAGTATGCTTTGATTCGGTCTTTTTTTTATCTTCCGTTTGCTACGCTTTTTATTAATTTTCTCTTTTCGTGTTTTTTGTTGATGTTGGCGTGTGTTTGTTTGGTTTTATTAGTTCTTGTTCAGCCAACTTCTGGTTTTCAGGATTATTTTTTGCATTCTGTGTCTTATTCTTTGTCTTCACCTGTTGCTTCATTGTGTCTTTACACTTTTGCTTTTTCTCTCTGCAATTGTGTTTTTAGAACCTGTCATCTTCTCTGTTGGGGATTATGGGGGCGTCGTGATTCTTTGGCCTTTAATCGTTCTTAATTTTTATGTGGAGGTGTTCAGTGTCTCGTCGCTCTTCTTCTTCTGGTTCTGCGGTTTATGTTAATTTTTTGGAGCGTGAGCGTCGCGCTGATGTTGAGAAGGCTGCTCGCTTATATGAGACGCGTCGCGATCGTGTAGAGCCGTCTTATGTATTCCCTGCTCCGTCCGGTGAAAAGGTGGTTGGCCCGAACAGTAATACGGGCCAAAAGGGTGTTGTTGGGTCCTATCCTGTTTCTATCGATTATTTGACGGTTGTTTTTAGTTATGCCCGTTTGGCAGAGGCGGGTTATTTTGATGAGCCTCGTTTTCTTCTCTACTTGTTATTTGGTTTGAGCGTTGATGATGTCATCGTGGGTTCTCATACTTCTGTGCGTTGGCATTTTTATAATTCAAGTGCTTCTATTATAGATTCTAATGGTGATCTAGTTGGCAAGATCGGTTGGGATGGGAATGCGGATTCGTATTGTATTAGTTTGACGGGTTCGGCTTGCCGTTATATTCATGATTGGTCAAAGGTGAAACGTTCATTGGCTTCTTTGGATGCGCGGATTACTCGTTGTGATGTGGCTTATGATGACTATGACGGTATATTGGGGACGGTTCGGCATCATGAGGCCCTTGCGCGTGAGCATTTAGCTCCTGCGGGTGGTTGTTTGTTATTTTCTTCTGGTGGCACTCCTCCGCGTACGCGTTTTCTAGATGATCATGGAGGCGGGTCTGGGTGTACGTTGTATGTGGGGCAACGTGGACATAAGCAATTGTGTATTTATGAGAAAGGCAAGCAACTTGGTGTTGCTGAGTCTTCCTGGGTGCGTTATGAGGTGCGTTTATATGCCAAGCATGCTGTGATTCCTTTTGATTTATTAGAGGAACCTATGGGTTATTTGCGTGGTTCTTATGATTATTTGTGCGAGTTATTTTCTTCTGTTGTTGTTTCTCCTGTGAGTCGTATTCGGACGGTGGTAAAGCATGTGGAGGCGACAGGTGAGGCGTTGGTTCGCTGGCTGCGTCGTCAGGTAGGGCCTGCGTTAGGGGTGTTGCGTCAAGCGTTGGGGTGTGGGTTTTCTGATTTTATTGTTGATCGTGTGGAGCGTGAGGGGTTGCCTTCTCGTTTTCGGCGTATTTGTAGGGGCGGGGATTTACCTGCGTATTTGCGAGAGACGTTATTAGATTGTTCTGTGGGCGTGTGTGTGTAAGTCATTGTGGATTTCTTTTAATTTAATTATTAGGTGATTTATGTCTATTGTGAGAGTGAAAGATAGTGTTCTTATTGAGCGTTCTGTAAATACTAAGACGGGGCCGCAGATTTTTCGTGAACAGCGTGCTGCTGTGGTGATGGGAGGAGCGTATGAGACTGTATTTAATTTGAAGTTGGGTACGGCGCCTCTGTATCCCCCTGGTGAGTATTTGGTACATCCTGATTCTTATGGGACGGATGAGTATGGGAACTTGGTGTTAAGGCGTCTTAAGTTGATGTCTTTATCTTCTGCATTAAAGGAGTTTGCTAGTAAGGAGCCTGTTTCTGTTGTTTCTTCTAAGGTGTCTTAGGAGAGTTAAACATGATGGCGGCAACGTTGTTTGTTCCTGCATGCCGTGAGGCGGATATAGATGCAGTGAGTAATAAATGTTCTGCCGTGATGTGGGTGCCGCAGTCATCCATTTTTCCTGAGTTGAGTATTTCCGATGTGCAAATGATCGGTGCTGCCATCTTGTTGTTATGGGCTGTGGCGTATGTGTTCCGTGTTTTACGAAAACTATTTTGAGGTTGAATATGTTAAAGCGTGTGTTATCTGTAGCTAGGCCGTCGGTTATTTGGGGCGGTATTGTTTCTCTGTTTTTTTCGTCTTCTGCTTTTGCAGCTGATGCGGGGGATAGTGGAATTAGTGTGGCTGAGGTTGTTGCAGCAATTAAGGCAGCAGCAGGCCCTATTAGTTCTATTGGCGTTGCCGTTCTTAGTGTTATCGTGGTTCTTCATGTTTATAAATGGATAAGGAAAGCATTTTAGGGCGTATTTACTTTTTTGTTTGTGTTAAAGGGTGGGGCGGGCGTTTAGAGTGACGCCCCCCCCCTTTGGGGAGGAGGGGGCGTATCGTGTTGGCTTTTATATTTTTGTTTGCCTTGTGTATTGCCGGCATTATTATTTTTTTGGATTAGCTGCGATGCGTAGTGTTATTTTTCTTTTTTTCTTGTTTTTTGTTCTAGTGCGTTAGCAGCGTCTGAGTGTTCTGCTCCTATTGCTACTCCTGCATCTGGACTGTTTTCAGATCAGGCAGAAGCTTATGGGGCTGCTCAAAGTAATCTTCAGTATCAGCTTTGTTTAAGTAATTATACAAATACTGGTCGTGTTAAAAGTGGGGACAGGCAATATGTAGTTGTCTTGGATCATCCTTCAACTGTTGTTGGTTATTATAGTTATAAAACGTCTTGTTCTGAGAAGGAGAATGATGTTTATACCTTTTCTGATAATTATTACTCTAATTTTAATAATGGGACGCGCTCTTGTTTTCTTGGTTGGAAGCCGTCTGTAAATTCGTCATCCTGTGAGGTTGTTATGCATGCTGATCCTGTGACGCATAGAATTACTGCGGTTCATACAGGAACAGTGTGTGATGCGTTGAATTATAAGCAGGACTGTCTTTCACATCCTGGTTATACATATAAGTCGGGCGGGTCTGGTGCTGTTTCAGCTGTGGAAGGATATGGGGATTGTGTTCCGGAAAAGCCGCAATGTTCTTTGGATCAGAAAAACGTAGGCGGTGTGTGTGTTGATAAATGTCCTGATGGGATGTTGGAGGATCCTGTTAGGCATGAGTGCGAATTTGATCGTAAGGATTGCCCTCTTGGTCAGATGCGTGCTCCTGATGGGACTTGCGTAAAAACTTCTGATTCGTGTCCTAGTGGTCAGGCTCGCGGTGCAGATGGTGCGTGTAAGAGGGATAAGGATGGTGATGGTAAGCCAGATGATGAGCAGCCCGGTAAGGATGGGGACGATGGTAAGTCTTCTTTTTCGTGGTCTGGTGGGTGTGATGTTGCCCCATCGTGTTCGGGTGATCCGGTGTTGTGTGGTCAAGTGCGTATTCAGTGGCGGATTGAATGCAATTTGCGTCCTGATGCAAAGGTGAGCGGTGGCGCGTGTGACTCTGTCCCAGTATGTACTGGCAAGAAATGCGATGCGATGGAATATAGCTCCTTAGTTTTGCAGTGGCGTACGGCGTGCGCTGTGGAGCGGTCTACAGAGGTAGCTTTGGGCGGTGGCGGGGATAGAGATCCAAATGTGGCAGCGATAAAGGATGCGTTAACGGGTACGGATGGTGTTGTTAATACGGGGGATGAGGGGAAGCCATCTTCAGCTTTTTCGGATGGGTCTTCATCAGGAGGCGATGACAAGGATGCTTCAAAGTTTGATGACCAGGGGCGGGGGTATTCTCGTTCGTGTTTTGAGCCTTTAACTGTGGATGTGTTTGGCAGTGAGTTGACCATTGATCTTTCGCCTTTGTGCCAGTTTTTTCAGATAGGGGGCAGGCTGGTTCTTTTATTTTCTGCGCTGGCCAGTTTTCGGATTATCAGCGGTATTTCTAAGGGGTAAGGGTAATGCCTGTTTTTTTGGCGACTCTGCTAACGGGTCTGTTTAATTTATGCAAATCCAAGCTGGGTTATTTGGTGGCTACTGTATTTGTCTGGTTGGGGATTAACTGGGGGTCTTATCATTTTGTGATTTCTCCCTTGGTTGAGCAGTTGTATACGTATATTGACAGTGTGGGGTCTGCTGGGGGGCGGTTTGGCGAACTAGCTTTAAGAGCTTTGGGTCTTCTTAATTTTGATCGTGCTTTGACGATGATTATTTCTGCGTATGTAAGTAGGTTTGCCGTACTTAATGGCCGGTTGTATTTGTTTAAGCGAGGTTATGGAGCGCCTCCTCCATCTTCTCCGAAGGTAGAGCCAGTTATTCCACCATCGGGGTAATGTTATGCCTATTCATGTAATTACAGCGCTTCCAGGTGGTGGGAAGACAGCCATCATGGTTGAAATGTTGGAGGCAGAAGCCAAGCTTGGTGCACGTCCGTTATTTGCAGCCGGTATTGATGGTCTTCAGCCTGGTTTAGCGACTGTGCTTGATGATCCTTCTCAGTGGAATGCTAAGGACGCGCAAGGTAATTATATTGTTCCTGATGGTTCCCTTATTTTTGTCGATGAGGCATGGAAGTGGTTTGGTATGAAGTATGGTGGTAGCGGTATGCGTCAGACTACGCCAGATCATGTACGGGCGCTTGCCGAGCATCGTCATCGCGGTTTGGATTTTGTTTGGACAACACAGCAAGCTCATAAGCAGCTCTATTCTTTTGTTCACGGTTTAATTGGTCGTCATACCTTTATTAAGCGTCGTTTTGGTACGCGCTTTCTTGATGTCTGGGAATGGGATGAGCTGGTGGAGAATGTAAATTCTTCTTCCAACCGTGAGTTTTCTCGCCATAGTGTGCGTACCCTTCCTAAGCATGTATACAGTTTGTATAAGTCTGCTGAGATTCATACCATCAGGTCTCGTATTCCTTTGCGGCTTCTTCTTATTCCTTTGTGTGCTGTTTTGTCTATTGTTTGTATGTGGTATGCCTGGCATAGCTTGCGACCTGATTCTATTGGAGCCACGTTGTTAGGCCAGCAGTCCCCAGAGAAGGCGGAGCTTGCGAAGCCTGTGGGGACTGCTGGCCGGTCATCTGGGGCTCCGTCAGGAGTGGGGCAAGCTCCGCGTTGGGCAACAGCTGTTGCTTATGCGCGTGATCATTTGCCGCGTTTTCCGTCTATGCCGTGGACGGCTCCTATTTTTGATGGTCGTTCTTTGACAGCGGACCCTCAATTGATCTGTATGTCTGGCGGTGAGGGTTTGGATGCTCAGGGGCATTACAAGGGTGCATCTTGTACGTGTTATACGGAACAGGGCACGTTGTATGATCTTTTAGAGGCTGAATGTCGACGTATTGCACGTTCAGGGCCTGTTTACAATCCGTATCGTGAACGTGTTCAAGATCGTGCTGCGGTGCAGCAGTCTGGTTTATCTGGTCCGGTGATGCCTGTCAGTAATGAGGTGCGTAGTGTGTCTGTCTCTTCTGCTGGAGCGCTTCCATGAGTTTTTGCTAGCATACATCATCTGATGATGCAATGGATGCATATATATATCTTCCCATCAATAGTTTATGAAGCATTCATAGTTATGAGATTCATTCATATTTTTTATCTTTGTCAATAACGCAATTTCCATTCCAGTTATGATTAGTTCATAATCTATTCAACTTATGTTCATAATTGTATATGCCGTGTAGGGCGGCCTGGTTTTTTTATTGATGTGGTTCTCAGATTAGTGAAATAGTTTGATAAATAAGGTTGCTGCTGTCGCTCCTGCTGCCATAAGGCCACTAGCTACTACTACTGGATACCATTTTGATTCTTTAGATACTTTTAGTGTTTCTTCCATTAATTTTTGTGTGCGTGCATTCATTTCTTGGGTACGTGCATTCATTTCATTGATGTGTGCGTTCATTTCTTGGGTGTGTGTGGTTACCTCGTGAATTTCTGCTTGTATTTTTGCTGTTTCTGAGATCAACTTTGCAATTTGTATTCTTTGTTCATCTATGATCTCTGCGTTGTCTTCTTTTTGCGTCATTGTCATTTTTTCTAGTGTTTTCTTTGCATAGTGTAAATTAAACGGGGGTGTAGGGGGCTAGCCCCCTACGGAGATGCTTTACGCTTTTGTTGGCGTTGTATCAGCACTTGCCTTAATACGATGATCGACGCGGTCTCAGTGGCTGGGTACCTTCTTTTACGCAAAACCGTTTTTTGAGGTGCGTTAGTGATGTGCTGCGGATCGGACGCGGCAAGGCCGCCTTGTGGAGCTGCTGCTCGTGCTTCTTCCATCATTTTTTGCCATTCTTTTGCAAGTGTGCACGTTAGCGATATCCATCTGAGCTGCCATTCTTCAATGGTTCTTCTTTCTGGTGTGACTAGTTTGCCGTTGATGAATGCGAATCCTGTCCAGTTTCCTGTCAGTGTTTGGTCTGGAATGTTGTCGTTGATCACCATGTTGTTACTAGTAGTCCGTCTTTAGGTCTCTTTTCTAGACTAATCAGTAACCAGTGTATCCATCTTTTCCAGCGGACATAATATGCATTATCTGAACTTTCATTACTGAACTTTCACATATTGATTGTGCTTGAGATGGGGTGGGGTAGGTGATTTCTGCGCCTATTAATAGTGTTGTTGCTGCTAGTGTTGCTAGTTTTCGCCAGACTGCTTTTTCTTCTCTGCTTATTGCGCGTGCTTCTCCGACAATTCCTAATACTTTAGCTAGTGGCAATCCTGTGATGTTTGCTAGCTCTGCGCATACTGTCGCATCTGGTAGTGATATGCCTTTTCTGTAGTTGCTTATTGATGTTGCTCTGATTTTTAGTTTTTGTGCCAAATCCTTGTCGTATTTCACAACACACGCTTCTTTTGCTTTGTCAAGTAGTAAATTTATCTCCAT